GCCAGCAGGCCGCGCGAGCTGTTTGCCAGCACCGTAACGGACGGCACATTCTTCACCCGGGCGCGCAGGCCATCCTGCACGGATGACAGGTCCAGAGTTTGCAGATCAGACGCATAGGGCAGCCCAGCATGGACCACAGCCGCGGCGGTTTGCAGGGTGATCACACCGCCCGACACCACCAGCTGCGGGTGTACGCTGCCGTCAGCCAGGATGCTGACTGTCTTGCCCTCCAGATGAGATAGGCCGGTGAAGGTGGTGCGCGCCAGCCGCCAGTCGGTAGTGGCAACACCGCGCAACGCCTCCGGCACATCTCGGCTGGCACGGCAGACGCATACGGTGCCACTGGTCACGGATTCGATGGCCAGGCGCAGCACGGCGCCGTCATCGCCGTACGGCAGCTGCAATACAGCCCCTACCATGCCGCCGTTGAAGTAGCTGGCGCTGGCCGTTACGGTGAACGTCTCATAGCGGTAATCCCACGCGCTGCCACCGGAGACGGTCATGCTCGTAGTGCTGGTATTCCGGCCATCGTAGGTCAGGCCGCAGTCCACAAAGAACGCATCTTCGATGGTGTCAAAACGGCGGCTGGCGAAGCGCTCCACGTACCGTGCCGTGGCACCATTGACCGTGCGCCGCACGATGGCGTACACCGCATCTTCATTGCCTTCGCGGATAGCGCACACGCTTTCAAAAGCGCCGTCGGTGTCGTGCCAGTGCCAGCCCACTACCTGTTGGGTCTTCATGTAGGTCAGGCCCACCAGCGCGCCATCGTCGCGCACCATCCACAGTACTGTGTTTGGGCGGCGGGCATAGGCCAGGTCTACGATCTCGCGCCCAGCGAAAAGGTGGTTGGCTAGCGTGCTGAGTTCTTCACCGTCGAAGCCATCCGCCTGCAGGGAGTAGGCCAGGTCCTGGATGGTGGCGTTATCGTCCTGCAGGTACACCGCGCTGATGCCGCTAACGATTGGGGGCAGATGGCTGCAGCCGCCGTAGCCCTGCTGTTTTGTGCTCATGGTGGACGGGGTCAGCACGTCGTCAGGGCCGGATAGCAGCCACTCGCCGCCAGAGGTCAGCACCAGCAGGCTATCCAGCGGCAGGATGTGGCGGATTTCGTTGACCTGTCGGGACACTAGGCTGCGGGTGATAGCGTCATCGTCAACCAGCGGCGTGCTCTTGCCGAAGCTCTTGAAGTCGCCCACCTTGGTCATCCACAGCGTTTGCGGCTGCTGCTTGGTGGCGCCAAACACCATGCGCTGCTGGTAGTAGCCCACAGTACCGGGGTAGCCCTCAATGCTGGACCACGCCGCATGCGCGTACTTGTAGGTGCCAGCCGATACCACGGCATCCGGCAGGCGGCGGATAACGGTAGCCGTGGCCGTCCTGGCATCGGTCACGCCGGTGATGCGCACGATGCCATAGCCACTATGAAGGTACTTCCACTTCACGCCCATTGGGCCAGGATAGTTGGCCGAATCGTAATACGTGCCAGTGCCATCCTGCTCTGTACCTTCGTCATGAGATGGGGCGGTGGAGCCAGTCCAGTATGCCTGCGCAGCTACGGCCGCATTCCCGTCTGCGACATAAACCTTTCCATTTGACCGGCACAGCTTGCCGTCAGGACTGGCGCCTGGGTCGCTCATCTGCCTGCCGCCCTGCCAGGCTGGCGTGTCAGATGAAGCCTGCTCCAGATAGAACAGGTTGCCCACGTTGCCTGCCGCAAAGATATCGGTAGTCGAGGTGATCGTGATGCTACCCGTGGCGGCCGAGGCGGTGACGGTTACCGCCTTGTCGAACGCCACATCCTTGAATGGCCCTTCCTCGGGCGCGTATTCGCTGATGCGCCAGTCGTGGTGATCGTAGCGGCTGAACTGGCGGGGTGCGTAGCCCTGGTGGCACACGGTAAGCACGTCAGCGCTTTGCGTGTATTTCAGGCTGGCCACTGCAGACGCAGGGTAGGGCGTGGCGATCTCCACCGGCTGGCCGGCGCTGGCGTGGCCGGTCGGGTAGACCACCTGGGCGCCGTCTTTATGCACGCGCATGTAGTAATCACCGAACTCCAGTGCGTAGGTCTGCACCGTGCTGAACGCAAACGGAATTAGTCGCGAAGCCTTGCTGGCGTCCTTGGTAGCCGCTACGAAGCGCGTGCCCGGGCGGTTATCAGCGCCGCCGTACTGCCTGCTGATGAAGTTGCGGCAGCGCTTGAGCGAGGTCTGATAGCGCGCCAGATCAACGCGCCCCCACAGGCTGGGTGCCAGCTCGCCGCCGGCAAAAGATGGCTGGTTGGTTTTCATGCGAACCTCGCTTCGTTGATGCCCACGGCGGTGCGGTACGGGTCGGCTGGTGCGTAGCGCTCGCCTGCTGCGCTGGCGCTGGCCGCTGACAACATGGCCATGTAGCGCTCTTGGGCGGCGCGGGCGGTGTTGCCGTCTACCTTGAGCGGCACGCAGATGGCTGCGGCCAACCCCCAAGCCAGGGTTTGTACGAACAGCGGCGGGTATAGGGTGGGGTCTTCAATGCGCTGGATGTAGCAGGCTTCGGCCTGCGGCAGATCGCACGCCAGCAGGCGGCCGGTGCCGGCGGCATTCATGGTCAGGTCGAACGCGATACGCTGGGTGCCAGGCAGCACGGCACGCATGCCCGCTGGCAAGACTTCGGTAACTTTCAGGCAGTCGCTTGGGTAGGCGTAGCCGTACTGCCAGCCTGCGGGTGCCTCGCCGGTATCAGCCAAGGCAGCGCGGCGGGTGGCCCAAGCTGGTGCCATCTGCGCTAGCGCAGCGTCACGGGTGATGTCGTACACCTGGGCGCACACCTGAGCCTCTTTGCTGCGCTCGTCCAGGCTGGCGATGCTGGCCGTGCTGGCTACATTGAACAGCGCCAGATTGCAAATACTTACGATGGAAGTCGCCATGGTCGGCTCCATGAAAAAAAGGGGCGCGCGGCCCCTTTGTTGGATGTTGGTGACTTACTCGGCGGTGCCGGTATCCGCTGCCTCGGCAGCATCACCATTACCCTCGGCGGGCTGGTTCTTGCCGGTGCGCTTGGTGGCGGCCTTCTTGCCTTCGAGCTCAAACCAGCTGGCCGGCTTTGTATCGTCCGGTACTTCGAACCCTTCGCCAGGCTGGCGCAGCACGCCAAAGTAGCCAACAGCGGTCGCGGTTGCTTTCATGCGGTTTTCTCCTTATCAGGCGATGCGCGGGCTATCTGGCATCGGGGTGTTTTGTTGGATGCCTTCAACCACCTGGGCAGAGAACTTGCCAGCAGTCAGCGGGCCCGTGGCTACGGTGTAATACACGCGGCAGTAGCGGCGCAGGTTGACCGGCATCGGAATGACGATCTGGCGGCCTGCGGCCAGGTTGGCCTTGCCGATAGCAGCGGTCACGGCCACGTCGGCAAAGGTGCTGTTGTCGGCGGAGTCCTGAATAGAGAAGGTGACGGTGGCGGCGCCAGCGGCAGCAGCCGATTCCGACACGGTGATCACCATACTGGAACGGTCATCCATACCGGTGTTAGGGGTGGGCTGGCCAAAGTCGATCACGTCGGTAGAGGCCGTCGAGGCAGTGACAGCCTGGGCGCTCGACACCTGCAGTGCTTTATCAATGATCATGGTTTGCATCCTTGCAGAAGAAGTTATTAGGGGCGGGAGTCCGCCCCGTCAGGGTTAAACCACGCGGGCTTCGGTGAGCAGCAGCGCGTCGGTACGACGGCATGGCACGCCATCGAAGGCCACCACGGACTTGCCTGCGATGCTTTCCATGGTCAGGGTGGAGGCGGCTACCTTGTTGGTGATCTGGCGGCGCAGGAAGCTGCGAATCTTGCGCGGCATGTAGAACACCGGGCGGCCCATGCCCAAGTTCGGCACCAGCTCGATAGCCTGGGTCATCAGGTCGATGAGGTCAGCACCGGCGCTAGCGTTCTTGGTCAGGTCGGATACATCGATGTTGGCGATACGAACCACATAGCGCCAGTCGCGCAGGGTCAGACCCAGATCCCACTTGTAGTGGGTGCGGTAGGCTTCCATGCGCGAGCCGGCCACACCGCCAGCGCTCTCGATGGTTACCTGGCCCTTGTCGCTAACCTGCAGGCCAGCTTTGGAGCCTTTCGGGTACAGACCGTGGCAGGTATTCGGACCCCATACCACCAGCCAGATGGATGCGTTGTCGCTACCTGTGCCGCCACCGTCCACGATGTTCATGGCGTTTTCGGCGGAAAAGCTGTTGTAGCGAGGTGCCAGGCCCATGAAGCGCTCAGGGTTGGCCGAGCTGTCGCCATAGAACAGGGTCTGCGCCATGGACTGGTTCATGCCTTCCACGAAGGCTCGATCTTCCGACAGGCGCCAGGCGGCACTGTTGCCGTTCAGGTCGGCCAGTGCTTTATCGACTTCGGCGTAGGTTTCCAGCATGCCCATGCTGTCCTTTACCGGAACAGTCTTGGACTTGGACGGCTGCACGCCATAGTTCAGCAGGCGCCATGTAGCATCTGGCAGGCCGCTTCGAATGGTGGTCTTGTGCTCAGAGAAACCGTTGGCCTCGATCATGGTCATCTCGGTCAGCACTTCGTTGGTTTCGTTCAGCATCTCCACGATATTGGGATCAATGCTGCCGTCTGCGGTCATACGTGCGGTTACGTCGGCCAGCGTCGGGTTGATGGTAGTCAGAGTAGCCATCTGGGTTTATCTCCGTTACGGGTTCATTTTGGATTTGGAGTAAAGGCCTACAGCCCCGCCCCCACTGGTTGATTTACCGCCGGCAATGAACTGGTCCTCGCTCATGGCCTTGCCGACTTTCACAATGAGCTTCACCAGCTCGGGGTTATTCCCCATGCCGGTTTGCTCCAGCATCTGCTTCAGCTCGGGCGTGCCGAACTGCTGCATCACTTTCTGAACGGCGACCAGCGAGCCCTGGAAGTTGTCGCCGCCGATTTCCTTGTCTGTTTTCACTGCCTCGGCCCAGTCCTGCACCTGCTTGCCCCAGGCCTCTGCCTGTTGCTCGGCAATGCGCTGCTGCAGCTGCGGCACCAGGTCCACGACCTTCTGCGCCTGCTCGTTGCTCAGGCCCAGTTCTTTGGCCAGCGGGGTGAAGCTCTCGACTAGCTGGGTGTCCAGCTCGCTGCCTTCCGGCGCCTTGAAGTCGTAGGCTTCCGGCACGGATGGCTTGTCCTGCTGGCCGTCCTTGTTCTCGGCCTGCTGCTGGCCTTCCTGCGAAGCGCTGCCGTCTGGCTGCTGCGTGGCTTGGGTGCCATCGCCTGCGGCGCTGCCGTCAGTGCTGGATGACTGGGAATCGGCACTCGCGCCATCGCCAGACAGCAGAGTGGTGCCAGTCGGTGCAGACGAGGCGGGCGCGCCACCACCACCGGCAGAACCGGTGTCACCGGCTTCCTGCCAGTAGCCGCGGGCGATCAGTTGTTGCTTGATCATTGGTTGCTCTCCTTGGCCTCTTTGGCCATCTTCAGGTACAGGTCAGGGCAGACGCGGTGCACGTCGGCGAACCACTTATTGCCGACAGAACGCTTGCCCTCGTTGAAACTGGTACCGGCCAGATCGCCGGTAAAGCTCTGCTCGAAAATCCGGCAGTCACCCAGCAAGCGCCACATCAGGCGGCGGCCGTACTCGGTCATCATCAGCGCGGCCAGATCGTCGTCGGCTCGCTGGCGCTTCTGCCGTTCTTGCTCCTGGCGCTCGGCCAGCAGCTCTTCGTCGGTCTTTAACTGTTCGTCCATGTCACATCCCCATCAGCGCGGCCAGGGCGCTGGGTTCGGTCATTTGGGTTTCGCTCAGGGTCTTGGCGCCGTCGGCGGCCATCTGTGCCATTTGCAGCTGCTGGGCAGCCTGCTGCTGCTCGGCGCGCTGCTGGCGGATAGTGGCCACCTGCTCGTCAGCCAGGGTGATGCCGGGGGCGATGCTCAGGCGGGTGGCGTAGTCGTCTACGGCCTGGTCGAAATCGACCTTGTCCAGCACGTCCGGCTTAGAGGCGGCCAGGCTGCCCACGAAGCCCACGAAGCGCTCGATGTTGCTGATGCCGGCCATCTTCATGGCCTGGGCCATCACGCTGACGTACTCGACCTTGAGCGCAGCGCCATCCAGCTCGGGCGGTGGCGGCGGAATCAGGCCACGGCGCTGCATGATGGCGAAGGTGCGGGTAATGAGCGGGTCTAGCAGGTCTTCGTCCAGGCGCTGCAGCACTGGCCCCAGCACGGTCATCTTTTCTTCTTTCAGCTCCAGCACGGCCGTGGCGGTCACGTCCTTGGCGTTGCCCATGTTGGAGAGCATCAAGAACAGGTCGTAGAAGAAGGCGCGGCGGATGCGCTCCTCGTTGGCCTGAATGTCCAGCATCAGCTCGTTGAGACGCGGCTGAATCTGGTAGGCCGGCACAAAGCCTTGCTGGCCCTGCACCACGTCGATGTAGGTCACATCGCCCGGCAGCAGGCTGACGCGCTGGTTTTGCATGGTGGACGGTGCCGTCATAGGCGGCTTTACCAGCAAGTCGATGGCCTGGGCCTTGCTGCGCTCCTCGTGCTGCAAGGCTTTGTTGTCGCCAATGGCGGTCATGCCCGGGCACTTGGTGGCGTAAACGTCCTCGCCGTTGACGAACCAGCGCGGGGCCATCACGGGGAATTCATCGAAGCCACCCACGGACAGCAGCTTGTCGGCCTCACCGCCTTGCTCGTAGTACGCGGACAGGTATCGCTTGTTGCGGCCATCTTTCAGCGCTGGGTCGCGCTGGGTATTTGGCTCGATGGCGTGCACGACGGCGTGCCAGTTTTCGGTAGCGCCGGTCTGGTAAGCGCTCTGCACGGCAGTGCTGCAGGCTGTCAGGCCGAACTTCTCCACCATCTGGCCCACGGTCATGGAGAACTCGCGGTAGCAGGTATCCACGCTTTGGCGTGCGCCATTAGCTAGCCAGTAGCTGCCAATCGGGTACGGGTAGGTGCGGATTACCGTGTCGTCGTCTTCGAACACGCCCATGGCAGCCGTGCCAAAGGTGCCAATCAGGCTGTAGATCACCGGCAGGGACTGGTACAGGTTGGACCGCACAAAGATCGTGCGCATGTCCTCGGTCACGCGATGCAGCCAAGCTTTCACCTCGGCGCGCTCGGCCAGCTCGATATCCGACGTGGTCAGGCTGAACCAGGGGCGGGCGGGGCTGGTCATGCCGCCGTGCATGCCGGAACCCAGCGTGTCTGCTGCCAGTACCGGCGTGTTGTTGATGATCTTGGTGTTGCGACGGTCGCCCTTGTTGCGCTCGGTAGTCAGGAAGCGCGGGGCCATGGGCATGAAGAACTCGCCAAGCTCGCGCCAGCTGGTTTCGAAGCTGTTGCGCTCGGTCTTGAGCTGGGCAAGGCGCTTGTCGCAGCGCTGGCGGATGGAGTCAGCCATTAGGCACCCAGCAGGGTTTTGCCTGCGGTGGCAGCACTGCCGGTGGCGCCCTGGCCGCTGGTCAGCACGGCAGAGCTAGCAGCAGCAGAGGCAGCACGGCGGCGCTTGGCGTCAGATGCAGCATTCACCACGCTGGCGTCATCGCTGGATGGAACAGGCGCAGCTGCCGTGCTGGCAGCCGTGGGGATGGTGATGTTTGGGGCAGACAGGCCAATCGCTTTTTTGATTACACCGCACATGGCGACCCACCTCAGATGTTGATGATGGGGTGATGTTGCCCGTGCGGCCTGCGGATTTTCGCGGTTTAGCGGAATGGGTCGTAGTCGGTGACGGTGCGGCCTTGCGGTATGGCGTTGCTACCTTGCGGCATGCGGTTGCGCTTCATCACCGGGGCGGCAAAGGTCAGGGCCAGGGCGTCACCGCAGCCAGGCGAACGGCCAAGGCGGGCTTTCACCTCGTCTTTGGGCTCCAGCACAATCTTGCCGTCCAGCTTCACGCGGTACTCAACTGAATACAGGTCTTCGGCGGTTTCCTGCTCGTCCAGTGCGCCGCCTTCCTGCAGCCACTTCTTCACCGAGTTGTACATTTCGCCGCGCTTGTTGAGCATCTGCGGGTCCAGCGATGCGCTGCTGAACGGGATTAGCTGCCAGTTGCGCCCCCACGTAGCCCCTACCGACTTGATGCCGGTGCCGTAACCGAAGTCGATGAAAACGGCGTCGGCCTGGTGCTTGTCTTCGAAGTCGGCGATACGTTTGGCCATCACCACGTCGTCGTCTGTTTTGTTGCCGCTCCACAGCTTCTTGGCGAACAGGCCACGGCGCATGTAGATCACGGCATCATCACCGCCGGAGTAGGCCGGATCCACGCCGATGATGGTGGCCGCGTGCGCCACGTCGCGCTCGGTGATGACGCGGCGGCGTGCCTCGTCGGTCAGGCTGGTGGGGATGAACTGGGCGTCAGAGGCATCAGGGAACATGCCGCGCACGCGCACCTTGAAGAAGTCGCTGTCTTCGCCGTAATCGCTGCGCCATTCCTCGATCTTGGCCTTGTTCGTCATCTTGGCCTGGCGGCTGTCGATCTGGCGGCAGCGCCAGCGCTGCTTGAACTTGCGGAAGCACTCGCGGAAACGGCCTGTGTTTCGCGTGGGGTTGCCGAACACAAACCAGAACGGCTCGCCGTCGGTCAGGCCGCCTTCGGCCACTTCCCAGATCTTATCGGGCACGGCCGACGCTTCATCGAACAGGTAGAACGGGCTGGAGTTGGCCGCATGCAGGCCGGCGAAGCTCTCGCTGTTTTCCTCGCGACAGGTCTGGCCATCCACGCGCCAGCTCTCAGGGTGTGCCGCGTGGTACAGGTTCATGTTGCCCTTGCCGTTGTTGTACACGAACCAGTGGCCGGTAATGCAGCGCTTGCGCCACTTGCCCAGCTCACCCCAGGTCTTGGTACGCAGCTGCTCGGACGTGTTGGCTGTCACCACGCCCTTGCAGTACGGCCTGGTACTCATGATGAACAGGATGATCCACGACGACAGCGCGCTCTTGCCGATACCGTGGCCGCTACTGGTGGCAGCCTGGTACGCAGCGACGGGCTTCACGCCGTCAAAGTTGTTGCGCTTGATGGCCTCGCCCCAGTCGGTCAGGAACTCGCGCTGCCAATCGTCAGGGCCGGTGAAGCCGTCCAGCTCGCCCACGCCCCACTCGAATGCGTACATGACCCAGCCCAGCGGGTCGTAGAAGAAGCGGCCCATGTCCTCGGCCAGCAGTGCTTCCGGGTCCAGTTTTTCCGCAGCAGACATGAAAAAGCCCCATCGATGTGATGGGGCGGATGGTGCGGCAGGGTGCCTGGGCAGTTTCGCGGTTTAGGGGTTGGCCGCACGCTTGCGCGCCATCAGGATGCGGTCTACCACGCTCACCTGGCCAGACACGTCCAGCTTGTCGTTGAAGATGCCAAAGTGCCTGCCCAGCAGCTCTAGGTTCTTCACCTTGTCCGGCCACTTGATCTTCTTCAGCAGGCGCACGGTGCGGTCTTGCTCGGACTCGCCGCCCATTACCAGCTCGGATAGGTCGATGCCGCTGATGGACAGGCGCCACGTGCGCGGCCACTGGCTGATCGGTTTCAGGCTCATGTCGTCGTTGAGGATGTCGAACACGTCCATCTGGTCGATCTCCTGCAGGCGCTTGATGACGTAGTCGGCGTCTACCTGCGTGCGCTGCTCGCGCTGCTTCATGCGACCTTGGACGGCCTGTTGCACCTGAGCATTCCTGAGCAAGCGCGCTGCGTTGACTTCGGCGGCATTGCCCTTGGCGGCATAGCCCGCACGACGATAGGCACCGGCGGCGTTCAGGTCCACCAGGTACTCGTCAACGAATCGGGACTGCTTCGGCGTCAATGCCATGCTCAAAACCTGTAGTCATATCGGGAGATTTTTGGAAGGCTGCTGCGTGGCTTGCCGGTGGCCAGGCACCAGAAGGTTATAAGCGCCTCGCCGTCGCAGTATCGCGGTTCAGTGCCGTGGCTGTAATAGCGGTCCAGCTTATCGCGGCTGATACCGGTGCTGGCCGATACCGTGCTACGGCAGTGGCCTGCCCGGGTCAGATCGTTCAACACACGGAACCAGTGCACGCGCTTATCCGTCTGCGTGCGCGTCACACGGCGCAGGGGTTTTTCCTCTGCGGCCGGCTGCAGCGTGCTGAACAAGTCGAGCTGGTTGTCTGGGGCCATGGCGAGTACCGGCATGTCA